AGTTTTGTTAAACTCAAATATAAAAAGGAGTAATATATAATGTTAAATTATATTAAAAACCTGTTCGTTAAAGACGAACTAGTTACTGTAAAAGTAACTAAAAGAACTGCTGAAACTAGAGGCAGAAAAAAACTTTCAAAGAAACAGAAAGTTTTAAACCTTTTACAAAAAGGTGAAAACGTTGCTTGGACTACAATTCAAAATAGATTTGAATTAGAGTCACCAAGATCAATGATTGACACTTTAAGAGCTGAAGGCTATATGGTCTACGGTAATAAAGTGGGTGGTAGAACATACTACAGAATTGGTACACCAACTAGAGCGATAGTTGCTGCTGGTATCAAAGCGTTGTATGGAACGCCTTTCAGATACAACAATCACAAAGTATCTGTTAAAAAATCAGAACTAGCGCCAATTAACTAGTCAATCCAAGTGTGTGGCGTGATGCAAACACGCCACATACATATTCATAAACAAAAGGAATTTTATGTCATTAAGAGATGCATTATTAGAAGCAATAAAGAAACACGCTGAAGGTCATATTGAAAAACATAGAGTCAATGTAGAAAATTTATTACAAAATAACGTAGGTGTTGCAGAACATCCTGACCATATTGAAACTATTGAAAAAGAATTACAAGTTATAGCAGAATATGACGATCAGTTAGAAATGTTAAATAAGTATTTTGTAAAAAAAGACCCATTTAAAACGTGATAGATCAAATATTAACACAGGAAATACAAGACCAAACAATAGATGATGAGGTTGCTGTATTATTATCTGGAGGTGTTGATAGTTTATCTACAGCGTTTGCCGCTAATAGATTAGGTAAAAAGATAACTGCTTATACGTTTCATTTAGAAGGTCAACCAACTTATGATTCACAAAAGGCTGTAGAAGTTGCAGAGAAATTTAATTGGAATTATAAAGTTGTAGTTGTACCTACTGACAAAATAGAAGATGATTTTTTTAGACTTGCTAAAGAAATATTGTGTAAAAAGAAAACACATTTTGAATGTTGCTTTCCATTCTTGTATGTATATCCAGAGATAAAAGAGAAGGCAGTAATAAGTGGTTGGGCAGCAGATGGTTATTATGGTATAAGTAAGAAAGCTATTTTACATTATACTAAAGGTAAAACAAAACAAAAGTTTGATGAGTTTAGAGATAATTATTTTGACTATTATAATCAAGCAGGTTATCTATGGCACGAAAGAATAGCTAGAAATAATGATAAACAATTGATTACACCATACTTATCATTTAGAGTCAAGGATTATTTTTACAATAAAGATTGGTACGAATTGAATGAGCCATTTCAAAAACATAATGTTGTAAACTCATTTGATGAATTTAAGAAGTTTAAATTTAAGAAACATATTAACTTACAGTTAGGTGCTGGTATTGATAAGTTATTTGAAACACTACTAGATAATAAAAAAGTTAATTTTAAGAATAGAAAAAGAGTTATGGACATTTGTAGGGATTGGTCAACTCAATTTGAAAGTTTAGGAGTGTTACCAATATAATGCCTGGTAAGTGGGATGGTAGAAGTAGAATACCTACAAAACAATATAAGGATAATTATGACCAAATCTTTGGTAAAAAAAAGAAAACAAAAAGAAAGACCAAAAATCTACGAAAGAAATCCTAATACAGGAGTTATTCGTTGGAGGTATGTTGATGAATCGCCAGACAAATTTGGATGGCCTAATTACGGAAGGATACTAAATGACAAAAAAAGAAGTAGAAAAACAAATTAAAGTATTGAAAGATACTATTAGTTGGTTTAGAAAACAAATAGAGCCAAGTGATTGTGGTTGGATGTATACCACTATTGATGGTTTGAAACATAGAATAAAAGTTTTAAGAGAAGAACTAAAAGGAAAGAAGCCTAAGCATTGGGCTAATTATTTGTAATGTTGGATATTGAACACGGATTGCTTTTAGGAATTATAGGATGTACAGTAACTATTACTGGTTTCTTTATAGCATTTTTAGTTGTTAATAAAATAAAAAGAAAAGAAAAAGAAGATGAGCTTAGAAAAAGAGAAAATGAGAAGAACCCATATTGCTTTGGGGACGATACAGTCTAAAAAGAAAATGACTCGTAAGGTTGATACCTATGAGTATCAGTCTTTAGCAGATTGTATTAGAAGTGACCAAGTACCTGCAAGTGAGATTGCAGAGATATTTACAGATAAAACATTTTACAAATGGTATAAAAAGAAATACTTATGATATTAGTTGACTTGAACCAAGTTTTAATTTCAAACCTTATGGCTCAAACCAGAGGTAAAGCTGAAGAAATGCCTAACAAAGATATGATTAGACATATGGTGATTAATTCTATTAGAGGTTACAAGTTAAAGTTTGGAGAACAATATGGAGATATAATACTATGTGCAGATGCAAGTAATACCTGGAGACGAAGCGTATTTCCAAATTACAAATATGCTAGAAAGAAAAACAGAGAAGACTCTGCAACGAATTGGTTATCTATATTTGAAGTCATCAATGATATAAGAGTTGAGATACAAGAGAACTTTCCGTATATGGTATTACATATAGATACAGCAGAAGCAGATGATATTATAGGCACATTGGTAAAAGAACTTGCACCTAAAGAGAAGAATATTCTAATTATATCTGGTGATAAAGATTTCATACAGTTACAGAAGTATGCAAATGTAAAACAATATGCACCTATACAGAAGAAATTTATAGAAGATGCAAATCCAAAGAGATTTTTACACGAACAGATCATCAAAGGTGATAGATCAGATGGTGTACCAAACATATTAAGTAATGATGATGTGTTTGTGGTAGGCGAGAAACAAAGACCTATTAACAAAAAGAGATTAGAGGAGTGGGCAAATGTAGATAATATACCTTTGGGGTCAGAAACCAAGAAGTTTTATCAAAGAAATAAGACATTAATTGACTTGGAACAAATACCTGAACCTCTAGTAAATACTATTATAAATAGATATACAAGTTATAAAGTCAACAATAGGTCCAAACTATTGCCATACTTTATGAAACATAAACTTAAAGCGTTAATGACTAACATTAATGATTTTTAATATTGCAATATTTGGAGTGAATTATGGCAGAAGAAAAACAACTTACCGAGAATAGACATCCTAGTCTTATGAGTAGAAAGGCGATGGAAGCCTCTAGTCGTACATCTGGATCTGCTAGACCTTTAGTACACGAATTATTTACAAAAGTTAATAATGCTAAAGATAAAGCAAAGAAGGTCGCTGTTTTGAGAGAAAACGACAGTCAAGCCTTGAGACAGTTATGTAAAGCGGCATTTGATCCTAAAATCAAATTTGATTTGCCTGATGGTAACCCACCTTATATGGAAAATGAGGCACCAGCAGGTACAGAACATACGTCTTTATTCAACGAAGCAAGACGATTATATGTTTATATTGTCGGTGGTAACAACGAGATTAACAGAATTAGAAAAGACACATTGTTTATTCAATTATTAGAGGGTCTACATAAAGACGATGCAAAGGTTCTGTTGAACATCAAAAACAAAAGTCTAAACAAAGCTTACAAAGGATTTACCGAATCGGTGGTCAAAGAAGCGTTTAATTGGACTGATGAATTTGTGAAAAGATAGATTTTTAGGGGGTTTTCTTATAAAATCCCCATACGCCCTCCCTAAAAAGTCAACAAAATCAATGACTTTTAGACCAATTTTTTATTTGACATTGACCTATATTCCTTATATACTAAATATTATAACGAGGAGGATATATTATGAAAAAGTTGATTATATTATTAGCCATATTGTGGGCAGGTTTAAACGCCTTTGCCAATTCAGTTAAGGCTGATGAATACAATAAGGCAGTAGTTGCTAATGTAATAACCAATACTATACAAGGCAACAACGTAGAAATTAGTAAGTTAATGGAGCAAGAACTACAAAAACTTGCACATCAATTTACAATTGAGTCATTAGTTATTTTACAGAAGTACCTTCCAACAATATTAGAAGGTGTTGCTGCTGAATTAAGAATGAAAGCTGACAAAGAGTTAAAGTGTGAACTCTTAAAAGACAGCAAAATCAAAGACGATTGTTAATATATAATGCACGAATTTGGTGATATTACATTGTGGGAGTATATTATCTACACATCACTCGTAATGGGTTATATGTGGTTAAAAGGTTATCTATAATGAAAAACAAAAAACAAAAACTATCGGTCATAAAGAAAAGACTCAACAATGTATTGAGCAGCAGAGAAAAATATTATACGAATTTTAAAGACATTAAAAAGTATTTCAAACTTATTAATGACACAATCTTTAATGGTGAACTCTCACCATTTAATCAAATAGAAATTAAACAGATAAGAGATAAGAAAAAGTATTGTTATGGATTAGTTGAAGTATTAGAGTGGAAAAGAAAAGGGACAAGGGTGTATAGACTACAAATGCAACCAGTCTATAAGAGTAAGAAAGATTTTGTGGACACATTAGGACACGAAATGGTACATCTGTATCAAATGGCTAACAAAGGTGATAGTGGTAATCATAATAAATTGTTTTACAGCTTTGAACCAAAGTTAAAATCAATCGGACTACGACTTTAAATTAAATAGAAAGATTATATTATGAAAAAGGTGAGAATAAAAAAGTTTAAGGACGCATATCTTAAAAAACCAATAGAAGAATCATTAGAAAAATTAGAACAGTTTTTAGAAAAACCTAAAGGCGAATTAGTTTATTATTCTGGTAATTTACAAGAAGATATTTTAAGCAACTATAATAAGAAACAATCAACAAAGTTATTTAAGAGAATGAGTAAATACAGAGAGAATGAACAATTGGTATTCTTTCAAAAGAAGATAGATACAACACACGGTTATTATGATTACATTGTGAGGAAAAATTGAGATTATTAAAAAAGCATACTGACATATTAAAAGGGTTAGTCAAAGGTAAGGGTATTTACAAAACAAAACTAATACCAAAAGATAAATCAATCAAAGAAATGGAAACTGTAGTTGAGATGTATCTTAAAGGTATAATTACCTTTGAGAATATTACAGAGTTAGAATTTGTTGGACCAACAAAAGAACCTCAATATAAAGGTTTAAAGATACAAACTAAATTTGACACTAAACAATTAAAATCTTTTATTAAAAAAGGCGTATATGAAGCATAAAGTTTGGGAAATCAAAAACTCTCTAACGGATGAACAAAAAAATCATATTGATAATATAGTTATGTCAAATGATTTTCCTTGGTTTTTTCAAAGGCAATCAACAACAAATGATTTTTTGTATTTTAGTCATATGCTTTTAGCAAGAGGTGATGATGATAGAGCAAATCATCAACCTACACCACAATACTATTTTTTTGAAAATATATTAAAACAATCCTGTAAGTTAGTTGATTTAAATGTAAAAAAAGTTTTAAGAGCTTGTTTAAATTTAAACATAAATTGTTTTGACAGAGGATTTCCACACGGCGATCCTCACATAGATTTTGAAATACCACATAAGTTAGGAATAATATATTTAAATACTTGCAGTGGTGATACATATATATTTAATGAAACACACTCAATAGATAATGGTATTGGTCATACATATCCACTACTAGAACATTTAAAAAAACCATTGACAATATTTAAGACAATTAAACCCGAAAAATATAAAGTGCTAATATTTGATGGTAAACACTATCACGCTACAAGTTATCCTGGGTTTAACGACAGACGGGTAATTGCAGTGTTCAACTTTCAAACGGAGGATGATTATGGTGAAACAAGCGATAAAAAATAATATAGTAAAAAAAGTATTAACAGGTGTAATGGTGGTGTTCTTAATGTTTATCGTAGGAACATTTTTTCCTAATCCATATACAAAACACTTGATAAAGAAAGACATAGAAACTTTTTACACAAATTGGGCAAATGCACTAGGTTTACAAGAACCATCTTTTGAATACACAAATGATATACAATTTGTTGCTGCTGTTCGTAAATGTGTTGATTGGGTAAATTTTGAAACACCTAGATTTGAAAGAGTTCCTATAGAAATGATTGTTGCTCAAGCGGCATTAGAGTCAGGTTGGGGTACTAGTAGATTTGCTTTAGAAGCAAATAATCTATTTGGTATACGAACATACGATAAAAAAGTACCACATTTATTAATTGAAGGTAGAACTAAATGGAAAGGTTGGGGTGTTAGAAAATTTAATACAAAATGTCAATCAGTAAAGTTTTTTATAGAACTATTGAACAATCATCCAGCATATGAAGAATTTAGAAATACAAGAACAAAGATGTTGGTTACAGGACAAGCATTAGACGCCAAAATATTAATTAAAACACTAAAGGCATATTCTACTACAAAAGATTATGCAGAAAGAGTAAATTGGATAGTAGATGCAATCAGAAAACAAGAAGAAAAATCAAGTAAGATAGACATAAATACTAAAGTGGATTCAAAGGTCGTACCGAAGAATAAACCATAGAAATATATGTTTTTAACACTACTAACATTTTTATCAGCTATTGCTATTTCATTAATAGCTGCAGGATATTCTATACTAGGACTGGCAACATTGTTTGCTGGGGCCGCAGTGCCTATCATTGCTATGGGTTCTGCACTAGAAGTAGGTAAGTTAGTGGCGGCATCCTGGTTATATCATAACTGGCGCTCTGATATACCTAGAGCATTAAAAGCATATCTATTTACAGCTATCATTGTATTAATATTCATAACATCAATAGGTATCTTTGGTTTCTTATCAAAGGCACACCTAGATCAAGTAAAACCTACAGCAGGTAACACAGAAAAGATAGCACTAATTGATAAACAAATCAAACAAGAAGAAGCTATCATTGAAAGAGCAGAGAGAACTCTCAACCAATTAGATAAAGCATTAGATGTTTATATTGATAAGGAATATGTTAGTAGGGGATTAAAAGAGCGTAAGAAACAAACAGAAGAACGAGAGCTGTTGAATAAAACAATAAACGAAGAAAAAGAAAAAATAGCTGATTTGAACAATTCCAAATCGTCAATAAATATAGAACAATTAAAATTAGAAGCGGATGTGGGTCCATTAAACTATGTT